CAATATCCAAAATTTATAATGACTAAGCGAGGCACTGTTTGAACTTAAAACATCAATTAATTCATTTGAAGATGATCTTAATTTTTTTAAAAAATCAAAAGAACTTTGAGGGAAAACATCTGAGACTTGGGTGTAAAAATTTATTATCTTTTGGTAATGAATGTCATTGAACGTTGTGTAATCTGTCAAATAAGTTCTTATATCAAACTTAGTGATCGACTCAAAATCATCAATTATCTCCCTTGTTATATCTTCCATAGTTTTAAAAGACAGATTTTAAACCAAACTTTACTTTGTTAGCTATGGAGTTGGCTTTCTTTTGAAGAGAACCAAAAGATATATTTTTGACAGAGTTCAATAAATTCTGTGAACTTGAAAGTAGATTGTTTAATGGAGCAACTGCTGTCAATTGAATTGCGTACCCTGAGATCATGTTGTACCTACCGTTATCTTGCTTGTGTGTGAAATTATTGAATTCCACTACATAGTTGTTTCCCAAGATAGGGTTATAAAGGACTAGCGTGTGAGGTTTCTGGTATTCATCTAGTTGCTTGCTTTTCTCTTTTATAGACTCTATTGCTTTTACACAACCATACCCGTTTTTTGCAAAAGAACTAAATTGCGCTCCTTTAAAACTGAACTTCTTGTTCTTAATGCTCTTTATCACTGCCCCTATTCCTGCAAAATCAAATTTTTGGCCATTTATCAATACCCTAAATTTTCTGCCAAAATCCCCCCTAATGTTTATCTGTCTAGGGTTGAATGTAGGGTTTTTTAATACGCTTACAGCACCTATGCTTTTTCTTATAGTTGTTATCTCAGGTTGACTGTCTTGTATCTCGTCTGGCAATACTGGAAAAGCAAAATAATCTACGGTCTTGCCTTTTGAATCAAATAGCTCAAAAGCCAAAAAGTAATATGGTATTTCTTCAGGAAAAAGAGCATTAGCTGCACCTTTACCTATATTTTTCAATAAGTCAGAATACTTAATATCTATTGCCGCCATTTTAATTAAAAATACTTAAAACTAAGTCAATGAATTATTTAGTATGACTGGCACTGCGTTGGATTGAGCTGAAGGAGAACCTACTACATTTATAGCTCCGCTTGGTATGGTTATAGTGGCTGATTTTATTGCATCAACTATTAATTCAGCTAATTGGGATTTGAATTCGGACTTTGCTTCTTCCAAAGATAAAGATGCTGTTGAATCCAATAACAAACCTATTTGAGCTTCTATTTGAGATTTTACTATCATTTGACAAAACTTATTTTACTCTTCAGATCGTCTAATTTATCTTTCAATTGTATGTATTGCGCGTTGTTCAGCAATGGATAAGGCCCCGCACTATCTTTACCTAGTATGTCTAACAAGTCTGAAATCAGTTGTATTGTTTTGTTGCCTAACAAAATAGGCTCATCGCTTTCATTCAACTTTATCGACTCTTTGGTCAATATAACTTCATTAATATCTTCTCCCTCTACTTGGGTATCCAATTTTAATGAAATCTTTTTTGTAGAAATCACATTTACGTTCCCGTCATTGTTTACGTTAATATCTCCATTGCACACCACGTTCAATTGAGCAGTCCTAGAATTGTTGCTTACATTTAGATTTATCTCGCCTCCAGTGTCTTCGTCACTATCAACGTTTAAATCTAGTGTACCTGTGTTCACATCCATCACTATCTCTACGTTTTTCCCTAGGAACGTTTTCTTTATTACAGATACCTTTTCATTTCCTGTACTATAAGTAGATGGGCTTTGATATACTTGTATTACAAAAGGTTTATCTTGATAAGGTAAACTGGCACATAGAACTTGTGAACCTATATCTTGAGAATCGACTGGGAAGGTTATCTCTCTAAGTAAAGAAATTGGAATAGGTACTCTATGCTTTACTTCTGCCCCCCTAACTAGGGTCACTGTATTTGTAAAGAAACAATTTTTTATGTATTCGTCTCTATCTCTATCTGAAGGTAGATATATTGCCCATAGACTTATAGAGTCTCTGGTTCCTGGCAAAGGCTCTCTATCTATGTGATCTATTTCCATTGCTGTCTTGTAAGGAAAAAATTAAAAACATTTTTATTGACTTTCCAATCCTTTAAAAAGGAATTATCGACAGCGTTTTTAGGAATTTCCATTTTTATTAGATTGAAATAAGAAACATTGTCCTTAGAACCGTCTTCAAATTTAACCTCTACGCCTTTTATGTACTTTTCAACCATACCTCTGGTCACGCCTACGGTAGTCAATCTGCGGTTTTCTCGACCCGATACCAGTCTTGTGTTAGAAACAGAATCTACATAAAATATTTCTCCAGTAGGCTTATATCTTATATACATGCCCCTCTTTATCCTTCTGTCCCCCAAAATTGTTATTGATCCTTTTCTAGTAAAAGGTAAATGACAATTAGATTCCACTATAAATTTCATGTCGTGGAAAATCTGTGTCAGTAGATTAGTGTTTGCTGAATCAAATGTTTTATCTTGATTGTATATTTCAATTGGTAGATAGTTGTTAGGCACGGTTAATTGTCTTGATCCCCACACCTCTCCATATTCATCAAAAGAAACTATTGGTATTATTAGGGCAGCTTTTTTAAAATCTGGTACAAGCCCTTGTGGATACATACTGTACCATGAATAAGCTGTATTCTCATAAGTCAAGCTCTCACTTTCTACAACTTCATCTTTTATATCAATTACTAGGCTTTGTCTTTTGCCTGTAACCACTATTTGTTCCAAGTCAACGTCAGTGTTTTGCTCTTCAAACTTAAAACCTCTGTTAACATCATTGATAGTGGTTTTAGGCTCTAATTCTTTTAACTCATCGGTATTTTGGTTAACTACCTCTCCATACACTAAACCTAACACTCCTTGTTTATCAAAAGGAGGCTTTCTTACCATAAGATAAAACTTATCTCCGTATGTGTCTGCATAGAATTCAACAAAAGGTTGTTGACACAATTTGTTTATTGAGTTCAATATACTGCCACTTTCTGGTGTCAAAGAGCTGTCTGCCAATCTCCGCTGTTGAATTTGTGGGTCAAAAATTAAATTCATTACACGCCAAATGCCCCTAACATCTTCTTTCAAGAAAATGTCATCAGCTTTTATTATCTCCTTTATAGCAGGGTCTTGAGAGGAGCTTGTCATGCTGTATTTTTTAGACCGCTGGTTACTGCCGTAACCAACAAATACATCGTCTGGTACACAACCTAAGTTACTGAATTTATTGAATATAAACTTCATAACTATGTCTATCGGGTTGTTGCTGTATATTGCCGTGATAACTGATTGCAATACTAGTTCCACCCTGTTCCTTCTAGCTAGCACTCCATCGTTATTAAAGAAAGAAACACCAGTGCCTCCTTGGGCTGCCAAATATTCTGCTGAAAAGAAAGAGTTATCTTCAATCAAGGGTTTTATCAAATCCCTGCCTGACACATTTATTCTCACTGAATTTTCATCAGTAACTATACTAGTGGTGTCGACCAATCCAATTAAGTCATATACCAATCCTGGCACATCTTGTGCAGACAATTGATTGGCTTGAATCAACTGTGCTTTAGTCTCATTGTTAAGCCTCTCAAATCTGATGTACACTACATCGTTCTGTTGAATGCAGTCTTTGAAGAAAAAAACTGGACGTTTAAATGCTGACTTATCAGGGTCTTTGTCTTCTTTGTACTTAGTTACGTGAGAAGTAATCAATATATCTTGATCCACCCCATTGCTAGAATAACTTTTACTTGACTTAGGTTGCCAACCGTTTTCAGGGGTATATGATGCTTCAACTGGTAAGAATGAGATATTAAAAGACCCTCCTTGCTTTGTTACGTTTGTGGTACAAGATTCTATAAAAGGCGAAACATCAAGCCATCCTCCTTCACTCGTTCCTTGTGGCGATGAAGATCTGATCCACATAAAGACACTAAGTTCATTGTTGACCAACTCTACCGTGGTTTCTTTTTTCTTTAGAACACTTATATAATTAGGGTCTTCGAATAATTGTTGAAGCTGTAATGCTATAAAGGCTTTGTAGTTAGATGTATCAAAAATGTCAGGCTGATCGGTAGTGCCTATAACCTCCCTCATGATCTGATCGTCAGGCACAAGTATATTAGTACCGTGTTTCAGTAAAATATCCTGATACTTACCTGAGTCGTATTTTTCTTGTTGTTCTTTTAATTCTTGAGCAGTATATCTACGTTTTGCCCTTTGATAATTGGTTATAACAGTATCTCCCTTATAGTCAAGCAGATCTTTGCTTAACAGTAAAGTACGAAAGTTTGTGAGAAACTTTTCTACTGTTTGATCTTCTAAAGAAGGGATGGTATTGTACATTTACCTTTAATTGGTTTTCTTATCTCTGGCTTGCAAAGATTTCCACTCTTTTTCAAATTCACTTCTACTTAATCCAGCAACCTTATCATTGCCAGATATTCTATTCAATATATCCTCATATATTGCTTTATTGGCTTCAATCATTCTATCCTTCCATTGGGAGGCAACTGTATCTATACCTACCTTAAAACTAACAGTAAAAGCATTAGTGGCTTCAGCGGTTTCTCTCTCCTGTCTTGTAGTCAAAGCACTTGCTTGTGACATTGATGAGTTCTGTAAGGTATAGCTCCTTAAAGTTTCATCAGAAACATCCATGTTGCCAGACATGAAGCCTTTATATAATTCATTTGAACCAGTTGCACTTATACCAAAAGGGTTTAAAGCAGTTTGGAACATTAACTTATCAATAGAACTACTGGCTCCTCCAGTGATGGCTAGACTGGATAGGAATTGCCTTAATACTTTAGGATCACTGCCAGCCGTTTCCTGTAAGGCTTGCAGATCGGCAAAGTCAGCATCAGGATTCATCTTCCTTAAAATCTGATACATTGAGGCTTGTCCGTAAGGAGTGGATGGGTTTTGCATGGCACTCTCCAGTGCCGTCTGATAGCTAGCACCAGTGGCCGAACCTATTGCAAACATACCACCTACTTGGTTTAGACCTAGCATGGTCTCCATAATGTTTGAAGTATTGGCAAAACCCCCTGACATTAAATGCCCTTGTGTTATAGATGCTTGTTGTGCCAACGCTTCTGATCTAAGGCCAGGCCTTATATTCAAGGATTCCATAGCACCAAACAAGTTTGATATAACCGAACCTGAATGCCTTTTGGTTTGCCTTGCCTGTCTCTCTAGCGTCATTATTATACTATCATCAAGGTCAGCTATCTTCTTGAATACAATGGTGCTTAGTAGATTGTCCCTAGTGACAGAACCAGTGCCTGATTTAGCCATACTTCCAGCCATTTCTGCTACCTGGATATTATCATATCCATAAGATGTGGCTGGTACACCTACATTATATTCACCGCCTGAGATCGCCCTGTAACGCCTTGTGGCTCTTTCAAGATCATCTTTTGCCTGAATACTTCTGGTCAAAGCTGAACCATAAAAACCTGCCGCTTCCCTACCAACATAAGCACCTGTGGTACTAGCCCCAAAGCCGTAACCTATTGCGCCTCCTAGCGCAGAACCTTCTATCTGAAGACCCGATGTTAATAAATCCAATCCAGATCTGGCTGAAGGTATTCTGGATACTACATTGATCGTATCGCGAACTATACCAGCCCTCATGATTGAAGTAAAAGTACTCTCTCTGTTTTTGCTGCTATCTTCTACATCAGAACCTTCGCCTTTAGATGGTATTCTATCTTTTACAATAGATAGAATATTTTTTAATATAGAGTTGGTCTCATTTAAACTGCCTACAGTAAAGTTAGTACCACTTCCCGTATTGACACCGTAATTTCTTGCAGTAGAAGAACTAGTCCTAGAGGCATATTCTCTATCTCTAGCCGTACTTTCAGAACGCCTATCGTTGTATTGTTCGTGTTTTTTTGCAAAGGCTTCTCTTCTAGCTTCATCTTTGGCTTTTGCTTCTTGAGCTCTTTCCCACTCAAGCTCTGCCTTATATTGTGCTGAAGTCCTATAACTGGTTCTAGGGTCACCCCCTCCAGTGACACCGTTGCCTCTACCTGAAAATGTTTGACCTGCGTCTGGCATATTTATTTTAATTGGCTAAAGTCTAAATCCTCAAAGCCTTTTTCTATCTCTTTATCGTTTCCCACTGGTCTGATCCAAACATCAGGATTGCCTTTCCTAAACTTTTGATCTTCTTCTATTTTCTCCCATCTTTTCTTTTCCTGTTCCTCTAGCTTGTATTCTATATATTCAAAAGCTATGTCTATTTGGTTACTATCTCTGTGTTGTTTGCTGTTGAACATGATAGAGTACTTTCGTCTAAACCAAAGATCATATCTCCATTGATCGTTCCAACGTAGGACTAGTTTTTTTAGGCTCACAACTATTCATCATCTTTATCTAAATCGTTGATTACTTTTCTCCATTGAGAAATCCAAGGGTAGTAAACTTTATTATAAGCCTTAATGATTGTCTTTGATTGCAAAGGGTCTAGTTCCAATAGCGAAGATACCGCTAAGTCTTTCTTTAACTGTGGAATGAGTACATTGAACGTAGAGATGGCCTCAATAAGTGTCCATGAGATTTGGCCTGACTCTGTATAAACCATATCCCTATGAGTACCATTGCTCATTGAGATTTTCATTGCCTCGATGTCGATTAAGGCACCATTTGATGGGAACTTAATCTCGTAATCATTTTCTCCAATTGTAACTGTAATTGTCTTTGAAGGCAGTAATGCTTTTTCTTTCTGTTCGCTCATATTTTTAAATTAAAAAGGTCTCTATTGAGACCATAAAAATACTAAATATGTAGTGAATGAAAAAATTAAAGATTATACATCAGACCGGGAACAACACTGGGTCTAAATACCTTCCTGACTGAGAGTGACCAGAAATAGCTCCTTCAGCTAAGTCCATTCCATCTGATTCAATAAAGAATCTTTTTATACTAGCATAAGGGGTAGCTTTTGGCTTAATTAATCTTGTATTAGGATCAACTAAATCGGATACTTTCTTAAATAAATCCACTTGAACTCCGTCCGTATTCAACAGCAATTGGTCTTCGAATTCTTGATTTGTCTGAACATCTCTACGGATAGCTCCTGGAATTCCTGTGTCTTTAAAGTTGATCTCATAGAAATCACAACTAAGAGAGCCAGTCCAAGCTGTAGCTGGAGTTTCACTGGTGAGCAATGTGCCTAATCCCATAACCTCAACTCGCCTGATTGATTCAGTCATTCTCCAGTTGCGCATCTTGCCAATAGGCGTACCGTTCACTCTGATAATTGCTAATGCGCCTGTTAATGTTTTAGTATCTGCCATTTTATTGAATTCTTTTTATTGTATTAAAAATACTAAATTATCAAATTAAGAAATTGGGTCCAAGAGCAAGCCCGAAAACAGAAGAAAACTAACTTCATAGTTGGGTATCACTCCGTAATTTATAAAGTACGCATCTCCCTGCACTGTAACGGTAACATTCTGGAAACTAATAATAAGATTATCTAACTGATCTGTCGCTACTTTGCTTGTCAAGTATGCTTCAACCCATGTTTTTACATCTTCAGCAGAAAGCGTGTTTCTGTTTGCACCGTTTGGTTTTTTAAGCAAAGTCCTCTTGCCATTGATTATCAATTCTTTGTTCAACTGTCTAACGATACGAGCAAGTTGTTTACTTGAAGTGCTTCCGTCTGGATTGACTAGGTATGAGTTGATCTGTAAGGTATTTACTCCTTTCACCACTTCAAATGCTGAACCGTCCGCTCTTGTCATCAAAACTCCAGCGTCTAGTCCCGCAATAGCCTCATTGTCTCTCAACTGATGTACAACTCCATCTACGCCTATGTTCTTAAATGTCAAAGGTACTTGAGGTGCAAGTCCTGCCTCTCTGCCCATCATTACAGCTGCGTGGTAGATTGATTGATAGTTCTTTAACAGTCTACCGTTGAAATCGGTTCTTTTTACCCCTGAATGAACTAAGGTGACAAATTGGCTATTGAACGCTTGTGCCATATTCACAGAACTTGTAACACCTGAATTCCACTTAGAACTATCATTGCCTCCTCCAATATATATATCTGGTTTGATTTTAGCTGCGGTAGCATAAGCCTGAATTGCTAAGTTGTTTGCTGACCTTGCGTTATCCCCCCAATTGTCTGCTAAGATAAAATCATAAGTGCTTCCAGCAATTGCGTCAAGGGCTTGTGTCAAATACTGAGATCCATAAGTATCTGTACCTCCTGTAAACATTCTAAGAGCAGAGTTGGAACTCAAATCTCCTGCATTCACCAATCCTGTACCTGCTATTGAACTTGATTGTTTTTCAAAGTAAGACTGGAAGGTAGGGTCAGAATCCATCCACGCAATCAAAGTAGAAATGTTTGAGAACTCAGGCGACTGCGCAACTACTTCTGCGGTTGTGCTTAACTCGCTCACACCATCGTAAGGGGTGCCGTCACTAATATCTGTACTTAGCCCTCTGAAAGTTCCCCTTGAGAACTGCATAATAAACCTTGTTGGGTCTATCACACCAGCAATCATTCTTGCAGCATATCCTCTGGTCAATTTTGTTCCTGTTACACCGCCTGTGTATGCTCCAGATATTGATCCTGCGCCTGTGGCTGTTGCAACCAATACTGGCGTTATTGTGTTGGCTGCTATTCCAAGCCCCCTTGGTGCTGAAAATGTTACAGTAGTACTTGTGCTGGACACTACTGCCGATATACCTAATGAATTGATTGAATTAACAAGACCTGCTACAACGGATGCTATATTGTCCCCTACTTGGGTAGCGTATGTGGCAATTGTTTCACCGCTAGATGTGATAGTGAAAGTACTTGTTCCTACAGTACCTGCGTTTGAAATGGTTACAGTAGCTGCACCTCTAGTTTCATCGCCCATAACACCATTCCCTACCCTGCCTTCTGCTCTATTTCTTAAAGTAAAAGTTCCTCCGTTACCACCTCCACCAGTGAACGTATAAGATACTGAACTTGGTGTAGTCAATGCTGCTTTGATGAATGTCAAAGATGAAGCACCTTGAGTAGCTCCTCCTCCTGGAAAGAATATTGGACTAGATAAAAACCAAAAAATACCTCCGTGTTGATGTGCTTGTGCCGAACCTACGTCTGTGAATGTGTATATTGAATCTAGGTTTTGTTTTAACGTTCCAGCTATACCAGAACCTCCGCCAAAAAAGCGGGAGCTGCCCGTGTCGATAATTAAACAATTCCCGAACTCTAATGCTACGGCTGGATTTTTTATACCGGATTTTACTGTTGAGTAAGCTCCGGGAAGAGAAATTTTACGTCCATCGAAAAAAACTGATGTAGCCATCTGTGTATTTTTAATTTTGTTTTAATTTATTGTAATCTTCTAAGTACATCCATTTAAATCCACAAGCAGTTATGGCTTTTGAATGAATTACTCGTGAGACAGATCTATTTTTAAAAAATCTAACAGCATCACTTATGCAATCCCATTGCTTAACAAAAGAATCATCCATATTTAACTGGACAATTGATTTAGCCACTGGACTATTCTTACCAAATTGTTTTAATTTTTGTAATTCTGTTTTCTTTGTTCCAATCCAACCTCCATTTTTTATCCTTGATAAAACCATTTTATCAATTACATCTTTTGACCTTTCTCTTCCTTTTAATGGAGTCACCCAACCTTCTGGTCTAATAGGTTTTTTACCTAAATGAGATTCACTTAATTTTCTTCTATGTTCATCTGAAAATTTTCTACCTTTAGTTGCCCCAACTCTTCCAGTTAAAGTTTTAGATATTTTCTTTTTAGTCTCTTCTGAAATAGAGAAATCATAAGTATGTTTTCTAATCTCTTTAGTTCTTTTCATCTTAGCGATACTTTCTTCAGTAGGCTTTCTACCTTTCTTCAAAAGGGACATCTTTAAACACGACTCTTCGGTATGCTGTATTCCTTTATTAAAAGCCACTCCCCCTGGAGCTACATTGTAAAACAAGTCTGACTTAACTGCTCCAAAATAGTCGATCCAGTAAATTTCTGATTCATTTAAATCTTCTTTGTCTACACAATACTGAAGAATCTCTTTTTGAAAATTTTCAATGCCGTATTTATTAACTGATTTTTGAAAAAACTTACCTGACCCTATATAGTTTTTATTACGAGCAGAATTCTTATGCTGCCCAATATACTTCTTCCCATTGACCAAATTTGTGGTACAATAGATTGTTCCAAAACAATTATCTTGATTAGGCAGTAAGCTCATTAAATTAAAAATACTAAAAAAAGGTGTAGATTTTAATTTAAAGATTTTTCACTTTTTAGGAAATTTTAGTGAAATTTTAAAATCTTCTTTTTCTTGATCGGTTTTTAAAGAATCGAATTTATCTAAATTATTGTTTCTTTCTTCTGTGGTTTTACCCCAATCCAGATTGTTCATAAATACTTTTTTATTTGACTGGTCTAGATGGGATTCAAAAGACTTCTTGCCATGCAATACCGTTGAACCGTCTGCGTCTTTTTTGTGATAATAGGTATAGTGTGCGTCTGCTGCGTCTTTATGATCTTGTTTTGAAAAGTCTTTGTAAGAATCGTGGTCTGCTGTTCTGTTTTCGTAAATAGGCTTCCCACTTTTTGTATGTCCAATAATTTTCCCGCCCCTTGACCCCTCACCGCCTTTCATGAGATCGTAATTTGAGTTAGATTTTTTTAAATTAGATTTTTCTTCACGATCCGCTGCTGCATGAGTTAAATGACGATGAACTTCATGATCTTCAAGATACGCATTGTGTTTAATAGCAGTGCTTTTATCTTTATTGGGAGCCATCATGTATCTTGAATAAGAACCTTTATCTTTGCCTTTATTAGGCTGTATATGTTCTATTTGTTTATGACCTTGGTAATCAACTAAGGTTTGATGATTTTCACCAGATTTTAATTTTTCCAAAGCCTGATCTGCATAATCTTGATGCCTTTTATAAATTGGAGACCCGCTTGAGGTATGCCCTAAAACCTCTCCACCTCTACTGCCTTCACCGCCCTTCATGAAGTCGGGGTCTGAGTCGGATTTTTTGATTGAATTACCTATTTTTGCAATTCTATCATAAGTTTCTTTTTTCTTTGCTTCAGAATCAGCTATTATTCCAGCAACTTTTTTATGAACTTCCGCATTCTTTTTATTTCCTGCTTTCTCATGATGAGCGGCGGCGTCTCTATGATCTTGTTCACTCCAATCTAACATAGATGGATGATTTTTTTCATAAATAGGTTTGCCACTCTTTGTATGCCCAATGATATGGCCTCCACGAGAGCCTTCGCCTGATTTGGCTTTGATGAGGTCGAGGTCTGAGTCGGATTT